TGCCTATCGCCCACAAAAAAGGGGCCGGATTGCTCCGGCCCCTTCCTGATTCTCGTTGCGAGAGTGGCTTACATGCCCGAGCCCGGGCCGTAGGTCACTTCGACGCGGCGGTTCTGCGCTTCGCGCACGCCGTCGGCGGTCGGGACACGCGGCTGCGATTCGCCGAACGCTTCGCTGCTGATGCGGCCATCGGGGATGCCGCGACCGGTCAGGTAGCTGTGAACCGATGCGTTGCGACGCCCAGCGAGAGCCATGTTGTACTTCTCGGTTCCCGCACGGTCGGTGTGACCGGCCAGCATCACGTTCGCAGAGCCGCAGTTGGCATAGGCCGTTACCGCGTTGTTGAGGATGGTCGCCGCTTCGGCCGTGATGTCCGACTTATCGAAGTCGAAGAACACGATGTACGGGCCGGTGTTGCACGGCGCCTTCGGAGGCGGCGGCGGCGGCGGCGGGGGAGGCGGCGGCGGCGGCGGCGGCGGCGGGGGAGGCGGCGGCGGCGGCGGCGGAGCTTCTTCGCCACCGAAGTTGTAGGTGATCGAGCCGAGCAGCGAGTGGGTGCTCAGCTTGGTGTCGAGCGAACGGCCCAGCGGATCGACCAGATTCACATCGGGCGCGTTGAAGTAGCGATACTTCAGACCGACATCCCACGAGTCGCTGATCGGCGCACGCACGCCTGCGAGCAGCTGCCACGCAAAACCCGTGTCAGAGTCGTTCCAGACGCCCGGGCCGTTGACGTTCACGCGGCCGTCCATGTCGACGCGAGCAACACCGACACCACCGCCGGCGAACCCTTGCAGACCATCGTCGTCACCGAAGTCGAACAAGCCGTTGAGCATGAAGCTCAGGGCATTGACTTCGCCGAGCGCTTCACGGGTGCCGGTGAACAAGCTGAAGCCACCCGGGGAACTCGTCGAAGGGTTGAGGGCGAGGCCTTGCGTTCCCGCAGTCACGTCTTCTAGGTCGGCGGCACGATAGCTCGCTTCGGCTTCCAAGCGGAAGGCACCGAAGTCGTAGCCAACAGCTGCACCGAAATCGTAATCCGTGTCGTAGTTGGCGGTGGCGTCACCGTCCACACCGTTTACGTCAAGGCTCTGATCTTCGACAAGCATCACGCCGCCATCGCCCTGAATGTACCACTGGCCGTCACGAGCCAGCGCAGGCGAGGTCAGCGCGGTCGAAGCCATCGCCATTCCAATGACGAGTTTGCGCATTCTCAATTTCCCCTTTGTTATCGACTTGAGGCACCAACGGTCTCTATCTTTTCCCCAATCAAGAGGCAAGCGGTCAATAGCGGCCAAGTGTTGCAAGAATGCCTCTATCGCTGGATTATGAAGAAAAAGACAAGAGTGCTCGGTTGTCAGTCCACAGTCGCGCTGAACCGAGAGGTGTGCTCTAGATTGGGGTCGGCGCGAGCAGGCCAGAGGACTGTAGCATAGCGACAACCTGCACAAGCAGCGTGCGTGCCTCGGTATCGATCACAGCCCCGCCTGTTGGCAGCGAAGGTGCAGGAGCGCTTCGCCAGCCAGACCGGAACCAGAGCCATTGTCCGGCAGCGCGGTCAAACAGCATCATCCCTTCTTCCGGCGCGACAAAATGCCAGCTTCCGCCGACGCTTATGGCGAGTTTATCGACTTGCTGATCCCAAGCGCCAGTGGCGGACCCAGCGACTCTGTAGCAGTCTCCGTCGCCCTGTGAGGTCGGAGGATCGGCCCGCGTCTCAATTACGGCGCGCTGGGATAGCGCATCCAGCACCACGAGCGCCTGATTGACGAAAAACTCCTTCTGAGCTTGCCCTGCGAACAGCAAGGGCAGTCCGAAGTGCGATGTGCTGGAAGGGAAGGCGATCGGGTCGGTCATCGGTTGCTCCGTGAGTTCAGCTGATGGGCGTAATAAAAAGCGGGGGCGATTGTCCGAAGGTGCCCACCTGCCTGACCCACAGGTCGGCGGGTCCCCAGTCCGCGAGCAGGGTTGCCCGCTGCACCTGCGACAGCGCCATGTGCGGTTCGTTTACCGACCACGCGGCATAGGGCGCGGCGATCGGCCCGTAGCCGACGAGATAGGCCTCCCGCTCCTCGATCAGAGCAATGTCAACACCATCGTCCCAGCGCCACTGGCCGCGCGCGCGGCGGGTCCAGCACAATTCCCACACCGCGTCCGCGCCGACTTGAAAGCGCGGATGCACCGGGGCGAGCGGCCGGCGCGAAAGACCCGCGTTGGCGAGGCTGGCGATGACGGCATCGGTATCGCCTGTGCCGATCGCGGCAATGCGGGTCGATTCAAGTGCCGGCACCTCTGCCGCGTCGAGCGGCACCAATGCGTCGTCGAGCAGGACGATGCCAGTCTGTGCCGGGTGGCCGGTTGCCGCCTCCAGTTCGGTCCCGCCCCGGCCGCGCAGCAGTCCTTGCAGCCGCCAGCGGCCCCCGCCCAACGGGATCGCGCAGGCGAACTGGATCGCCTCGCTTCCGATCATCATGCGATTGGCACCATTGGCGAGGCCCGCGATGTCAGTGTCGTCAAGCTCCAGATCCTCGGAGACGAGTTCGATCAGGGCGCTTGCATCGGGTTCAAACAGGTGGCCCCACGAAGCGCCGAGCGGTTCGACCAGTGTGCCGATGGTTGCCCGCTGCGAACCGGAGGTTCCGAGCGGAGCCAGCGTATTGGCCTGCACCCGGTAAAGCGCCGCGCCGCGCCAGGCGCTGCTTTCAGCCGATGCCGCGGCGAACAGCAACGGCAGGGCCGGGTTTGCATGCCCTTCGGACGGCACTTCGAGCGCTGCCAGTAGCGTCGGCGGCAGGGCCTGATCGGTCGGCGGATTGGCGGTTCCGGGGTCGCTCGCTTGTGGCGCCAGCTGATTGGGCGGCACGCGTTCGAGGGTGAGTTCGATACCACGGTCGAACCATTCCCAGCCGCGAATGAACCACAGCCCAGGCGTGTCGGGCACGCGCACGACCTCGCCCGGCTGCAAACGCGGATCGAGCTCGCCAGTGCGCCACACGATCGTCTCGCCCTGCCAGCGCGCCCGGTTGGCGCGGTCGTTGGCGAGTTGCCTTGCACCGCTCGCGGTCATGGTCGCCGGCAGATCGACCATCATTTCCCGCCCATAGCGCCGCGAGCCGAGTGCGCGCTGCACGCCGGGCTGATAGTCGCGCCCCTCGTCGTAGTAGCGCAGCGCTGCGGGTGATCGCGCGGGCAAGCCTGCGCGCTGCTTGTGCCGCCCTTCCTCGCCTCCCCTGTCCTGCAGGGAAAGCTGGTGCGGCAAGGTCAGGGCCGCTGTCTGCCCGCTGGCTCTCGGGACGATCCGCAAGGCATCCTTGCCGGATGTGCAGACCAGCGGGATCACCTCGTCGATGGCGGCGAGCGTTGCGGCCAGCGGGCCGCCCTCGTCAGAAAACCCGCGGGCATGGTCGATCGTGGCGCTTGCCGTGGCAAGCGTTTCCGGCACCATCGCCGCCAGCGACACGCTGTCATCGCTGCCGGCTGCAAAAATCTCGAAACTTAGCGCCGGGATGCGGTTGCCGAAGTCTCCGAGATCGAGCTCCTCGAACACCACATAGGCGCAGTCGCGAAAGCCGGGAGCACTGCCACCCTTGTCGGCAGCGATCAGCGGATCGACCGGATCGTCGCCAAAGCCCTGATAGAAGCGTAGCTTGCCCGCGACCTTGAGATCATCCTGGGCACCGCGCAATAGATTGCCATCAGCCCAGATCCGGCCGAGCCGTGCGATCGGCGTGCTTGAGAGCGCGACCGCAAACGAGGCGGAATAGGAATAGACCACCGTCGAAGGCTGGCCTTTGCGTCCCTTCTGTTTGCGCTTGCTTTCGATCAGATCGGTCGACCAGATCACCGAGCCAGGCACCCGCATCCGTCCGAAATGGCGAGCGATCGGCTGGCCGTAGCTCGACGTGCTGACGCTCAGTTCGCGCAGCCGCGGTCCCTGGCGTGTGCCGCCGCCGAAGATCATCGCATCGGCCTGCTGGCCGATCAGTGCGCCCACGGCGCCGCCAATCGGCCCGCCGATTGCCGTGCCGAGAGCGGTGAGGAGAAGTGTCGCCACAGGCCTATCCTTGTTCCGATGTGCTGACGCGCCATCTGGCGCAGATGCGGCTGGCGGGATCGCGCCGATGTCGCACCACCCGCCGCAGGCCCGCATGGGCATGAGCGATCTCGTCCGGCCCGGTCGTGATCATCAGATGATGCTGGCCGTAGCCGAGCGCGACGAGGAGCACTTCGTCAGCGCCGATCATGCCGTCCGCCGGCACCAGTTCCGACCGGGCGGCAAAGTCCAGCCATTGATCCACTGCCAGATTGCGTAGGCCATACCCGCGCGGCGCCACGGGATGCCTGCCCATGGCAACGAGGCTGGCATGAACCAGCCCCACGCAGTCGACCCCGGTGACCGGATCGCGGCCATGCAGACGGAAGGGGCATCCCACGAGTGCAGCTGCAGCCGCTCCTAGCCGGAGTGAGTGCGATTGCGCGTCGCCAGAGAGCGGTCCGCTCATGGCTGGCCGTAGCGCGAGAGGAGATCATTGCCCGGCAGGAACGGCTCGCCCCGGAAGTTTACGGCATTGCCGAACCGCGCCGAACAGGTCGCCACTGTATGATCGCAGCCCTCGCGCAGTTCGGCCATCGTGCCGATCATGGTTCCCCGCACGAGCGGTCGATCGAGCAGCAGCCAATCGCCGTCGATGTCGATGATGTCGAACCGCACGCCGGTCTGCGGACCGCCGAGGAATCGCAACCTGCCATCGACATGATCGACGGTCGACAGCGTGTCGAACCGCACCCGGTTGCGTTCCAGATCAAGCGCGGCCAGCGGGCGGATCGCCATGAACCGCGCCGCCGAAAGGCCGCATCCTGGGCCGCAGAATTCGGCGCGGCAGGTCGGGCTGGTGCGCGGCACGAGATCCTGATCGAGCAGGTGCTTGCCCGACCGCAGCTCGGCAGAGAATTTCGACTGATCATCCTCGATCTGGCCGATTGTGCCGGTGTACAGCACTTGGTGCTCGCGCGTCAGCCAATCCACCGCGCCGATCTCGATCTGCGCTTCATCGAACAGCCCGGCCGCCAGATCCTGTTCCTGGATCGAGCTGTGATTGAGCGCGCCTTCGACTTCGGCGCTGTCGTTTGCGAGGTCTGCCGTCAGTCGGATCGCCGCAGGAACCATCCCCGGGGCGGCGCGGTGGTTGATCCCGGCGAACGCCAGATCGCGATCATGGCTGGTGAACGCAAGCATCACGCCATCCCGGCGATAGATCCGCCAGAAGGTTGCGACGGTATCGAGTTCGCGGTCGAAGAACACGCGCATCAGGCGATCTCGCGCAGTTCGATCAGCGGGATCGACGGTGCTTCCCCGGCGGCAAAATTGATCGCCGAGATATCGATCCGGTCTTCGGCAAAGCGAACCGGCACATCGAACAGAAATCCTGCCCGCACCTTGGCGCCGGCTGGCGGGGGCGCATGGAAACTGAGCTGGCCCCCTTGCCGCAGGGTCCAGGCGGTGGTGGGTACGTCGGCCACGCTTACCACCAGCGTTTCCGGGCGGGGGCGCGTGATCGGCCGGATCTGCGGCTCCGAGCCGGAGCCGTAAGCCTTGATCAGCTGGAAATCCGCCCGCAGTCCGTCCCCGGTGCCCAACAACTGGTCGAACATCGTCGGCGCGCCGGTCATTCCGTTCGTGCTGTGATCGAAGGGATCCATGATCCGGAACCCGCGCGCCGGGCCGCGCCGGGCACGGAAGAATGCGATCAGTTCGGACAATTCGGCTTCGGAGCGGATGCCCGGCCCGACATCGAAATGCACCCGCGCATCCGACCACAGCGCATTGCGTTGTTCGTGCCCTGATGCGGTGACTGCGATGGTGGTCGAAAACTCCGGCGCCACAGCGGTGCTGCGCCCTAGCGGGAAGGGGTAAAGAACGTCGTCGAAGGGTTCCATGAGAGGCTCCGGGAAGGGGGCAAGGCGGGTGTAGCCATCGCGGTTGACCTGCGGCAGCGCCCAGACATAGCGCCGCGTGATGCCGCGCTCGGCCGCCTCGTCGAGGCTGCGGTCGATGCGGGCCCAGAAGCTTTCGGCATCGGCAGGATCGAACACAAAGCCGGCAAGGTAATCCTGATCGGCGAGCGGATAGGCGAGCCTTGCATCGATGAAGAAATATGCCTTGCGCCGGGCGGCATCGGCCCCTGCCGTCAGCCAATCGTAGTCTTCCAGTTGCAGCCGGTCGAAGGCCGGCGCGGCCCAGCCTGTCGGCAGGTTGGCGCGATAAAGCTCGGGCATCGCTGGATCGAGAATGGTTGGCGTGAAGGCGAGGAGCAGCACTTCGGCCGGGCCTTGCGCGGCAGCCCGGATCGCGGTTGTCAGTGCAGCCGTTGATTGTGCAAGTAGCACGCCCGCCGCATCCAGCAATGCCAGCGCCGCTGGAGCGATTGGTCCGCGCAGGTCAGAGATAACCGGCACGCCCCCGCCGAAGGCTGCGCTGGCAGCTGCGTCGTAGAGGCAGATTTCGCCCGCCGCTGTAACCCACCACCACGGCTCCCCGATCTGGAAGCGCACCGGCAGTCCGGCCTCTTCCAGCAGCGCCACGAAGGTCTGCGCGCAGTCCTGCAACCAAGCCATCGCTTCGGTGTTGGCCGGCGAAAGCAAGGTCGATGGCGGTACCCACCCCGTCAGCGCGGGCGCGCCGCTGGCAGTGCGCTGCTTCCAGGCCTCGGGACAATAGGCGTCGAACAATTCGTATGACAGCGAGGCAATAACCTCGAGCCCCGCAGCCTGTGCGAGGTCGAAATAGTTGCGGTGCCACGCCGCCGCCGGTTCGCACAGAGTCCCGGCAAGGGGTACCAGAAGGCCGCCGCCCAACTGCTGTTCGAGCCGCATGAAGTGGCTCATGCCCACGTAATGAACCAGGTCGTCCCGATAGCCGAGGCCGATCACCGCGCGGATCAGCCGTGCCGGGGTCTGGTTGTAGGCATCGTCATAGGCGGTCGCGATCCGTTCGCCATGCGGCGGCACCAGAACATCGCCGATTTCCAGCATGGTGCGCCCGCCATCGGCAACGATGTCCGACATGATGACCGAGCCATTGAACCGCGCTGGCAGCGGCGCGGTGCTGCCGGGCACATATCCGGGTGCCACGAGCGAAATGAACATCCGGTCGATGTCGGCAACATGCACCGGCTCGCCGGGCAGGGAAAAGCCCGCCTCAAGCGCCGAGAAGGGCAGGGTGATCCGCGCATCTGTCGGCGTGCCCTCGGCATAGTTCCACAGCCGCACGAACCAGGTCCGCGCAGCGCCGTTCGCGTCGCGCCCCTCGATCGTCAGCGTCGGCCCGTTGGGCTGATCGAGTGCGATGACGCCATTGGACTGCCAGCGGAAAGCGAGCGTCGTGTGCGAATAGTCGCGGTCACTCGCATAGGCGAGCAGCGGATGGTCAAGCAGATCGGCGCTGTCCCAGATCAACCCGACAAGCTCGCCCGCATGATGCAGTTCGATATCGACCCGCAGTGCGTCCGGCCCGAGCGTCACCACCGAAGCCATTGCCGGGCGCGGGAAGTTGACGGTCCAGAAACGCGGATCGAACCGCTGGATGAAACTGCTTTCCTGTGCGCGGCGTTCGCGGGCGAGCCAGAATGTCATGGGGTGTCCTTCCTCAGACCTGCTGGAGAGTGCGGCGGACCGCGCTGGCAATCTGCCGGGAGGAGCGGCGCATCGCGGTGGGTGCTGCCGTGCCGCGCGGCACTGCGAGCTGGATCGCCACGCGCACATCGCGCCCCTGGCCGTTCATGCCGCCGCTCGCCTCGATCCGGCCGGCTGCGGTCGGCATGAAGATCTCCGGGCCACGTTCGCCTACGACATAGGCCCGGCCGGGCGACACAGGGCCGCCGGTGGCCCGGCCCGGCAGGCCAAGCAGCGCCCCGAACGATTGGGTGATGAGTCCGCCCAGCCCGCCGCCGCCGCCCGCGCTGCCGAACAGGCTGGAGAAGCCCGATTGCAGCGCGTGGGAGGCGATCTCGTCGAGCGCCCGGAACGCGACCCGCTTGAGATCGTCAAACCCGAGACTGCCTCGGCGCAGCGCCGAGAGCAGCCCGTTCTCGAGCACGTTTCCGGCGCGCCCGAACCCGTCGAGCAGCGAGCTGTCGAGCGAGCGGCGCATATTCTCGAGGTCTGCGGCAAAGCCGTCGGTGCTGGCGCGCACGTCGATCACGAGCGCTTCGAAATTGTCATCCATTGGCATCGCGCTCCATCATTCGGGCAATTGTGTCGCGGCTGGGCGGGGCGATCTCGTCAGTCCCGCAAGGGTCGGCGAGCGCCATGGCGAGTTCCGCCGGCGTGGCATTCCAGAAGTCGACCGGCCGCCATCCGAGCAGCCGCGCTGACAGCGCGCAGCACCGCCGCGCGGTATCGGCAAAGTTTGCGGTCACGGCTCGCCCTGCAACACCTGCGCAAGGATCGCCCGCACCGGCCCGGTAGCCCCCACCAGTCCCATCGCGATCACGGCCTGCCCGACGCTATTGCGATCGGGCCGGTTGTCGGCAGGCATGCAGTGCCACAGCAGAGCGGCAATCTCGGTGAGTGTAAGCGCGCCCTGTGAGGCCCGCTCGACCAGCGCGAACAGCGATCCCAGTTCGGCTTCGGCCAGCACGAGGTTCTCGAAACTTGGCCGCAGCACGTATCGCGTGCCCGCGACGGCTAGGCTACATTCGCCCCGCACGGGGTTGGGCAGAGCGCTCATGCCGGGGTCACCGGCCCCGAGCTTTCCATTTGCAGGGTGTAGCTGCGCTCACCGTTGAAATCGCCGGCATAGTCGAGCCGCTGCACCAGGAACCGCCCGCGCAGCTTCTCGCCATCCTCGAAGGACAGTTCGTAGTCATCGAGCGTACCGGCGAGCGCATGGGCGCGCACCGCGCTTTCAGCGGCGCTGCCGAGGAAGATCCCGGCGGCGCTGACCGAAACCGAGCGTGTGCCGGCACCGGAGAGCAGGTCGCGCCAGCCCCCCGAGCCCTTGTGAGTGACGACCACGGTGTCACCGTTGATCGACATTTGCGTGGTGCGCAGACCGGCGACGGTTTGATAGGCGGGGGGCGAGGCGCCGTCGCTGATCTTGAGCAGGAAGGCTGAGCCGGATTGTGCGGGCATGGCTTACTCCGTGATGGGTGCGAGGATGCGGAAGCGGAATTCGAGCAGCGCGGCCCGACGGTTGTCGACGCGGGCCTCGCTGCGCGAACGCAGGAAGCGGATCGAGGCGAGTTCGAAACCGGGCTGGAACGGCGGCAGGGCGAGCACCCGGCGCTCGATCGCGGCGAGTAGCGGCGCATCGGCGGCCGGCAGATCGGTGCGGGTTTCCAGTTCGAGCGCGATCCGCGTCTCGCGGCCCGCCCGGTCCTTGGTGCCCCAGTCGATCGAGGCGCTCGCTGCGATGCCGAGCCACGGCGGGCTGGCGCTCAGCGGAGCTTCCTCCTCGATGGCGTTGATCGCGGCGAGCGCCGGGTCGGCGCGCAGCCAGGCGATGATGGCCGCGCGAAGGTCGTTTTCCATGGCGCTCAATTCCTTTCGCCAGAGTCGGTAAAGTCGGACCACAGCGCGGTCGGCGAGCGCCAAGGGTGATGGCTGCGACGACGCAGGCTTTGGGCCTTGCGCGCCGCGATACCGTCGGCGCGCCGTCGCATGCGCTGGATCAGGCCTTCGAGTGGCAATGCGAGCCTGATCACGTGAGCCTTACCTGACGCCAGGGACGCCACAGCGCCGTGACGCTGGCGGGCGGGATAGCGGCACTCTTGCTGTCGCGATCGCGGTAGTGGTGCGCGGCGAGGCGGATGATGCCCTGCGCGAGCGGTGCGGGCAGCGCCGACCATTGTTCGGCGATTCCGACAGTCAACCGCAGCGCCACGCCGCGACCTTGCAGCGGCTGGAGCAGGCGGAGGCAGGCGCTGCCTGCGGCGCGCAGTTCGAGAGCATATTGCGGGTCCGCGATGCTCGTGCGGCTGCCGTCATCGGCGATCAGCTCGGCGTTGACGAGCGCCTGCACCGGCCGCGACACCAGCTCGCGCCAGCCTGCATCGAGCGGCACGACTTCCTCGACCGTCTGGCGTAGCGGGGTCTGGCCGGTGAAGGCTTCGCAGATGGTGAGGCTGGTCTCGAGCAGCCGCGTCAGGGCGGCATCTTCGTCGGGGCGGCTGATGCCGAGCCAGTGCTTGAGTTCGGCCAGCGCAGCGCTGCCAAGCACCGGAGGCTCCACGATTGTCCGCTGCATCGCAGGTTCTCCAACATTTTTGAACTAAACAAGGTGCGCCCGCATCGCTCGCACAGGCGGGGGATGGCCTGGAGCGATGCGGGCGCGAGATGCCGGCAAGGGAGCGAAGGGGGGAACTCGACCTTGCCGGGACTGCGAAGCCTTAAGGCGGGCCTTAGGCTTCGATCTTCAGCAGCTTGATCGCGTTCGAATCGAGCACCTTCCCGCCCACGCGCTTGGTGGCGTAAAAGTGCACGAACGGCTTGTTGGTGAACGGATCGCGCAGCACCCGCGTGGCGCTATGTTCGGCGATCAGATAGCCGTGGCGGAAATTGCCGAATGCGATCGGGAAGGCGCCGCCGGCGACATCGGGCATGTCCTCTGCCTCGATCACCGGATAGCCCAGCAGGCGATCCGGCTGCCCCTCGACCAGACCCGGTTGCCACAGGAATGCCCCGTCGGCGGTCTTGAGCTTGCGCACGTTTGCCAGCGTGGCCGAGTTCATCACGAACACCGCGCCTTGGCGGTGGCCCGACTTGAGCGCGTGGATGAGATCGATCAGCTTGGCATCGAGCGCGGTGCCGAGCCCTGTGGCGCTGCCGGTGCCGACATATTGCAGCGCCCCGAACGCGCGCACGCCATCTTCGGCGGTCGCCTTGGCCCCGGTCAGGAAGCCTTCCGGCTGGTTGGTGCCGGTGCCCTTGACGAAGGCGGTGCCTTCGGCGCGGGCGAATTCGAGCGCGATCTCGTTGGCGAGCCAGCTCTCGATGTCGAACGCGGCGTCATCCAGCATCGCCTGGCTGGCGGCGGGATTGGCGTAGAGATCGCCCGAGGGCGGAGCGATTTCGGCGAAGGTGGGTGTCGCCGTGGTGGGGCGCGGCGCGACTTCGCTGACCCAGCCCGACGCCGTGCCGCCGGTCGAGACCAGTTTGCGATAGCCCGCGGTTCCGGTCTGCACCACCTGTGCGATCGCGCGGATCGGGCTGATGTCGGTCAGCTGCGCGGCGATCAGCGCATCGATCTGGCGCGGTACGGCAAAGCCGCCTTCGCCCGGCGTGGCGCCGGAGATCGACTTGAGTTCGGTCTCGCGGCCGCGCCGCAGATAGCCGTCGACGAAGCCTTTGACTTCGGCGGTGTCACTGGCCGGTGCGCCGCCGATCGCCGGACGGCTGGCAGCGCGGGCGACCTTGTCTAGCCGCGATTTCACTTCGTCGACATCGCCGCGCAGGGCTGCGATCTCGGCTTCGGCCTGATCCTGGCGGGCAACGATGTCGAAGCTCGCGGCCAGCGGATCGGTGACGGCGGTAGTGGTGGTGGGGGTATTTTCCATGGGGCAAGGGCCTTTCGGTTGGGCAGAAAAAAGGCCGCCCCAATGGCGGCCGGTGGAAATGCATTTTTGGCTTCGGTGTCCGTGCGGGTCAGGTGACCAGATGCACGCGCGCACCGTGCTGGAGCGGGTGAGTGACAAGGCTGACCTCGAACAGGTCGATGGCGAGCAGCTCGCGCCCACTCACGGTCTGGCGAGCTGCGCGGGTGCGGAAACCGAAGCTGAGGCCGCTCACCTCGCCCTTTGCCAGCAGCAGCGCAGCGCGGCTGTCGGGCCGGTCGATCCGGGCGATCACGCGCAAACCGCGCGCGTCTTCCGCAGCATCTTCGATCACGCCGATCGGCTGATCGGGCCGGTGCTGCCAGTAGAGCGGCAAGGGCGTGTTGCGCGCGGCCAGCGTCTGCGCGAAGGCACCGCGGCGGATGGTGTCGCGCCCGGCATCGGCGATGTCGAACAGCGCGGCATAGCCGGCGAAGCGGACGGGGGCGTTCACAGCACGTCCCACGCGCCGAGCCGCACCGCGATGCCGATCAGTAGCAGCGCGAGGGCGCCGCGGATCAGCCAGTCGACAAAGGCTTTCCATGCGCTGGTCTTGGCATCGCGCCATGCCTGCAACAGTTCGCGCAGCTCCCCAAGGTCGTCCTCGGCCCCGGCATCTCCGAGGCCGAGCCGGTGAAGCACCCGGTCGGTGGCCATCGCGCTCGCCTCCTCGACGATGGCGCGCAAGGTGACGAGTTCGGCCCCGTCGTCGCGAGCCTGCATTATCAGGCTGGCGAGGATGTCTTCACGGCTCATCAGGCAGTCTCCTCGGGGCTCAGGCCCAGCATCTGGCGCTTTTCGGCGCGGGTCAGGAAATCGGCCTCGGATACCTGCGACCACAGCCGCTCACGGTCTTCGGACAGGGCCGGGACGCGATCGAGATCGATTCCCAGCTGGCCGTCCGGGAACCATGGGACGAGGCCTTCGCGCAGGGCGGCAAACAGCTTCTCGGCCAGCGGCAGCAGGGTCAGCCGCCACAACGCGCGGTTCGCCTCGCGGTAGTTCGAATAGGTGTTGTCGCCCGGCAGCCCGAGCAGCATCGGCGGCACCCCGAAGGCGAGTGCGATGTCCCGCGCGGCCGCGCTCTTGAGCGTCGCGAAGTCCATGTCGGCAGGCGACAGCGCCATGCTCTGCCATTTGAGTCCGCCGTCGAGCAGCATCGGCCGACCGGCATTGGCCGCGCCGGAAAAGGCGATGTCGAGCTCGCGCTTCAGGCGTTCGAACTGCTCGTGCGCCAGCGCCATCCCATCGCCGGACTCATAGACCAGCGCACCTGACGGGCGGGCGGCGTTTTCGAGCAGCGCGCGGTTCCAGCGGGCGGCGGCGTTGTGGATCGACACGGCCTGGTGCGCGGCCTCCAGAGCGCCGGCCCCGAGGTGATCGTCGAGCGGATGCATCCCGCGGATCGGAATGATGCCCGGCCAGCCATTCTCGTCCTCGATCGGGATGCGCGTGACCTTGTTGCCCACCACGTAGTCATAGGCGCAGGGCCAGCCATCGGCATCCGTCACCACTTTCATCCGCTCGGGCCGCAGCGCGAACAGTTCGACCGGCACGCCGGCGGCGTCCTTGATGATCTGGACGTAGCCATTGCCGTGCAGCAGCAGATGCGCGGCCAGCGTCTCGATCAGCGACTGGCCTGCACTCGTCGCATTGACCAGCGCGGCGAGGTGCGCATCGTTGCAGGCAAGCGGTGCCTGACCGACCCCCTCGGCCACGATCCTGATCGAGCGCTGGGCGATAGGGTTGGCGAGGAAGCTCTCCTCGACGGCGCGACGGTAATCATACCCGCCCAGAACAAAGCCGCCTTCGAAGGCCGGGGCCCAGCCGGCCATGATGCCCTGCGCCAAGGGCGCGCGCGGAGGTTCCCCGCCCTTGAAGGCGGAGCGGAAAATATCGAGCAATGCCATGGGATTTCCTTTGTTTGGCCGGATGTCCGCGCCAGCTAGTCGAAGCGTACCAGGCGCGGCTGGCGACTCCGACCGAGCATCAGTTCAGTCAGCGCCCAGACGAGCGCATCGGCGCGATCAGGGCTGCGGCCGGGGCCGGCGTAGGTGCCGCCGACGAGCAAGCCGCACAGCTGGTCTTCGAGGCGGGCGAAAGTCCCGCAGTGGCGCACTCGCCCAGCGGCGTAGAGCGCCGCCACCGGCTCAGCTCGGGCGATCTTGCCGCGGCTGGCGTGGACCAGCCGGATCGGCAGCGCCTGATCGGCCGCGCGCAGCACGTTTTCGACCATCGCGCCGCCCTGGTTGGCTTCGGCAACGACCCGGTCGGCGTTCCATTCGCAGGCCGCTGCGGCGACCCGCGCGGCCCAAACCGCCGGGGCCGCACCGGCAACCGAGCAGTCCGCCAGCACCCGCGCGATCCCGTCTGCACTCAGTGCCGCAACCACGATCCCGCATTCGTCCCCGCCCACGCTGGCTGGCGGATCGACCGCCACCACGATCCGCATATGATCGGGGGCGGCACCCGATTCGCGGGCCTGTTCGAGCATTGTCCGGGTCCACAGCGCGCCTTCGATGTCGGTCAGCAATTCGCCCGCGATTTCCTGCCGGGCGAGCTGGGTGCCGGCGAACTCGCTTTCGATCGCTGCGAGGAAACGTTCGGGCAGATTGATGGCATTGTCGAAGGTCGAACCGCGCGTTACCCGCACGTCGCCCTTGGCTTCCTGCGCGATCAGCCGTTGCACCAGTGGCACCGCGCGCGGCGTGGTGGTGACCGCGATGCGCGGGTCGGACCCGAGCCGCAGTCCCATCAGCAGATTGTCCCAGCAGCGCGTGGCGCGTTCGTGAGCGAGCGGCCACTTGCCGATCTCGTCGCACCAGGCGTGGCTGTGCTG